GATGCTGGTACGTTTTACCGTACGGTGAAGCAGAAGTATTGGACTAGCGATTGGGAGAACATGCACAAGTTTATTCTTGAACATGAAGTACCAGAGTTCTTGGACAAACGACTCAACCAGAAGAATGTACGGGAGTTCTTAGAAGAAAACCCAGACCTTCTTCCGAAGGGGTTAAACGTAGACGCAGAATTCGCGCTAACAATAAGGAAGGGTAAGTGATGGAGCAATTAGTCCCCATTGAAGATGTCGCAAAGTATTTTAGTGTGTCATTATCCACGACCCGTAAATGGGTACGGGATGGTGTTATACCCTCAGATACTTATGTGAAAGTCGGCAAGACGCAGAGATTTGCGTTAGCCAAGGTGTCTGAAGCTCTAATGGCAGGTGTTACAAACGCCCAGCCGGTGCAGCCAGAAGACATTGCAGCAGAGTTTGACCCTGACGAAGACGCATAGTGCGCCGAGTCAGTATACAGGGTAGTAAGTTCTCTGGAATGGAAGGCCAAGAAGCCGGTAGTGACTGTAGATCTATAGACGTAGTGATAGTTAATGCAGCGGAAGTATCTCGCTCGTATTACAAAGGTGACTACGATGCTAAAGCTAAACAGCTACCAACCTGTTGGTCTGCTAATACCCAGATACCTGCCCCTGAAGTACCCGAAGATCAGAGACAGAGTGGGCGTTGTATAGACTGCACTCAAAATGTCAGGGGGTCGGGTAGTGGAAGTGGGAGGGCTTGTACGTTTCACCAGCGTTTAGCGGTTGTTGAAGAGCACGCGCTGGATACGGTGTACCAGCTACAAGTACCTGCCTCATCCATTTTCGGTAAGGAGCGAGGGCGCGGCACTATGCCGTTACAAGCCTACGCTAAGTTTTTGAGTGGGCATGGAACTCCCTCATTAGCTGTTGTGACGAGGGTAAGTTTTGACGAGGGGAGTCCTGTACCAAAACTGTTCTTTTATCCACAGCGTCCGTTAGAAGAAGATGAGCTTGAGAAGGTTCGGTTTATGGTAGATCACGATGACACGTTAGGGGCTATTGCATTCAGCATAGACCCACGCATGTCCACTAGGGGTTCACCGTTCGCTGAAGCTGAAGGGTTCGATATAAATAGTCTAGGTTAAGGAGACCAACAATGACTGATCCAGTAAGTTTTTTTGTAGTTCAAGATGTGATTGCGATGTACCCACGTATTGACCGTACATACAAGTTTGATAACGCAGCGAACCGTAGTATGCCCTGTGACCCGTTAGATGACGGTGCAGCATACGAGATGTCGTTCAAGATGCCCGAAGCTAAGGCCAAGGAATTGTTCAAGGCAATGAAGGCGTTTTACGATTTCAAGAAAGAGAAAAGCTGGCCCGATAAGTTCCCGCTACCTTTCAAGAAAGGTGATGACGGTATGTACATCGGCAAGTGTAAGTTGAAAGGTGCCTACGGCACTGATAAGACTCGCAAGCCACAGCAGTTCGACGCTAAAAACAACGAACTAGACGCTGACTTCAAGTTGACCAGTGGCAGCACAGTCAATATAGCCGTGACCTTCGTGCCTTACAGCATGAGAGACAACGGGGTTAGCTTACGTATCAACGGCGTTCAAGTAACCAAGTACGAGCCAATGACCGCTTCTTCTCCGTTTGGAGTTGTAGAAGGTGGGTTTGAGATGGCTGCACAGAACGCAAGTCCGTTTGCCGATACCACTACCAGCACCAGTGTTGATTTAGTAGAGGACGATTCGGATGACATATTTGGTGATGAGCCAGATACCTCTGTAGTAGAGGAACCTAAGAAGGTCGTTAAGAAGTCCGCGCCTGCACCCAAAGACGACGACGATCTGAGTTCAGTTATTGAAGACTGGGATGACTAGTCCTAAATAACTACTCCAGTATGGCTAGGTAATACCGAAGAGGGTGCGCCGACACCCCTGCCATGCTGTCTCTCGGCAATAGGTGCAGAACATGAATACAAGAGAATTTTTGCGGTGGGTGTTACCCACTGAGGGGGTATACGTTGCCCTACAATATAATTTAACGTCTAGCGGGGTACGGCAAACATACTTCGACTCGGTAGATGATCTAGCAGAAGCCACCGAATACTACGACAGTATGGGGCAAGATGTGTACTTTGCTATGAGTAACTTCAGGAAGAAGGAGACTCGTAAAGGCGAAGATGCCAAGCATATTAAATCGTTCTTTTTAGATTTAGATGTTGGCGAAGATAAGGTAGCTGAACGTAAAGGCTTTGCTACACAAGATGACGCACTACGTAGGTTAGAAGAGTTCCGCGTATCGTTAGAACTACCAGAACCTCTTATAGTTAACTCGGGGCGTGGTATACATGTCTACTGGGGGCTATCAGAGTCCATACCAGTAGAGCAGTGGAAGGTAGTAGCTGACCAGTTTAAGGCTAAGTGCAGAGAGTTTGGGCTTGAGATAGATCCCGCAGTACCTGCTGATATGGCACGAGTCCTTCGTGTAGTAGGCACGCACAATTACAAACCTGAAACCCCCGCACCAGTAGAAGTCATAGGTGACGTACCCGCTGAAGTTAACTTTGACTTCTTTGCCAGTAAGCTGGGTATGGACACGATACCAGTTCCCAAGAAGTACACACCTGCGGACGGGCCAAGTGACCTACGCGAAGCATTACTGAAAAATATCAAATACAGTTTCAAAGACATACTTATCAAGGGCCAGAGTGGTAAGGGCTGTAGACAGTTAAGCAGAATAATAAATGGGCAAGCTGAAGCCTCAGAGCCTATGTGGAGAGCAGGGTTGTCTATCGCTAAGTTCTGCGAAGACAGTGAGAAGGCAGCGCACAAGATCTCTGAGAAGCACGCCGAATACACCCCAGAGCTTACGCTCAAGAAACTAGACCTAATCAAAGGCCCGTACCGTTGCACTACATTCGACGAGAACGAGGCTGGCATATGTATGGACTGCCCTAACTGGGGCAAGATCAAATCACCGATTGCTCTGGGGCGTAAGATACCCGAAGCCGAAGTGAACGAAGATGGTACATATGCTATCGAAGAGGGTTTTGATGAACTAGAAACAGTTGAAGGCACGCTACTTCTCGCTAGTGGTAGCAAAGAACTTTCCCCAGAACACGTTATACCTGTATACCCGCGTCCTTACTTTCGAGGGGTCAACGGTGGTGTGTACGTTAGGCATGTGAGTGTCGATGGGGAAGTTGATGAACATGTCATCTACCACCATGACGTATATGTGACGCAGCGGATAGTAGATATAGAAGAAGGTGAGTCCGTAGTTTGTAGGATACACCTACCGAAAGACGGCGTGCGTGAGTTTGTAGTGCCCCTTACGGCAATAACTTCACGAGAAGAATTTAGGAAAAAAATGGCGATACACGGTGTCGCTCTCCCACAAATAAACGATTTGATGCAATATATGATTACTTGGGTAAACGAATTACAAGCAACTTCCACAGCAGCCACAGCACGGCGGCAGTTTGGTTGGGTAGACGAGAACATGGATGCCTTTATTCTAGGGGACAAAGAGATACATGCAGATCGCATCGAACACAATCCACCGTCTACACCTACCGCCGCACTAATCCCTTACCTCAAGCCGAAGGGTACGTTGGAGGCGTGGAAAGAGATGGCTAATTTCTACAACACGCGGCCTGAACTGGTAATGCACCAGTACGTTGTATGTACAGCATTTGGCTCTCCGCTAATGAGCTTCTTACCTCAAAACGCTTGCGCGTTACACATACACAGTCCACTTAGCGGGTGCGGTAAAACAGCGGCTATACGGGTAGCGGGTTCGGTGTGGGGTGCCGAGAAAGGTATGATGATAACTGAAGAGGATACTGACGCGACAAAGTTTAATCGCGCAGAGGTGTTGCACAGTCTACCGTTTTACATAGATGAAATGACTAACGCGGAGGGTAAGCAGCTAAGTAAGTTGGCGTATCAAATATCCTCTGGTGAACAGCGTGGGCGTATGGCTGGTGGGGCTAATCTTGAGCGTTCTCGTGGTGAATCGTGGCACCTCTCATGTGTAACTACAGGTAACGCCAGTGTCATTGAGCGTATCGCAGCAACCAAGCAAGCGCCGAAAGCAGAGGCACAAAGGATGCTGGAGTGGAGAGCGCAACGAGTATTTGGCAGCACTGAGGAGAAGAAAGGCACCGATGTGTTTGATATATCTATAAAGGAGAACTACGGACACGCAGGGGTCATCTACATACAATACGTTATGCAGAACCTTGAAACAGTTAAGAAGCTAGTGTTTGAGAACCAGCGGCTAATAGATGAAGCGGCGGGGCTTACAGCGGAGAATCGCTTTTGGTCAGCCGGTGCAGCTACCACAATAACTGGTGCATATATTGCCCAGCAGCTAGGACTAATTGACTACGATCTTGAAGCGTTGTTTGCGTGGACTGTTAAGTTACTCAAGACAAACCTACAGTCGGTAAGTGATATGGGTATGTCTGTAGAGCAGACATTGAACGACTACATAGCAGAAAACTTTAACAACATCTTAATGCTCAAGAGTACGGATGACCTACGTAAATTGGTGGGGGAGCCTAGTAATGGGTTGGATTCACTTGTCGTACCGGATGCGCTACCACGGGGTAAGCTGATAGCACGTTACGAGACTGACATTCAGAAAGCATATTTATTACCTAAACCTTTGAAGTCTTGGTGTGCAACACAGCAGATAAACTATGGTGCATTCATGGAGAATCTGAAGACTAAGTTAGGGGCGAAACGGGGTAAGGTTCGGTTGGGTAAAGGTACGCACCTAAACCTACCACCAAGCGATGTTATTATAGTTAACTGCCGGTTGTTTACTGACGATCACGTAGATAGTGGAGCGGAGGGCTAATGAGTAAGACATTTTTAGCAGCGATACATGCCCAGAACAAAGCACTGAAGATGGGTAAAGAACGAGGTAAACGCTACTACGCAGCCGAACCAAACATCACACCAATACCTCGTGGGGGACACGGTAAATTTGAACGTAGCATACCCGACGAAGAGATTATGAAGGTGTTAGAAGCTCAGAAACGTGGTATGGGTAGGGCTAAGATAGCCAAAGAAACGGGTATGAAACCCGCTGCGGTGTACAACATAACCCGCAGGTACGAGCTAAAGCATGGTGAAGGGTTCAGGGTATTAGGTAAAGATGAATGATACCGTACTCAAGCTGCACGATATAAACCCAGATGGGCTACGTATCGTTGTGGATTGGGGCGCTATGGTGGTGGGTAGTTCTATATTCATCCCCTGCGTCAATACAACCGAGGCTATACAGCAGGTTAAGAAGATATGTGTAGCCGGTATGGGTTGGGATATTGAGGCAAGAACAGTAGTCGAAACACCCTATTTGGGTATACGTGTGTGGCGTATTTTATGAGCGTTTATGAGCGTTTATGAGCGTTTATGGAACTTTATGAAACTTATTGGACAACATAGGGCGGTATGATACTATCCGACCAGATAAGGTCATCGGTCTCCTCCCAGTGAAGTCTTATCTGCCTTCGCCCCCTACCGTAGCGTCCCCTCGTATGCGGTAGGGGGTTTCTTTTATAAGAACCCTACGTCATCTACCGCCGCCTTCATGTAAGGAGATAACAGCACACCATTGTGCATCTTAGTTTCGGTGGTTAAGTGCCTACGCATAGATCTCTCTATAGTATCTGGGGTTATAACTAGCTTGGGATCTATGTACGTGATCTCTTCCTCGTTAAACTCATCCATTTGATCTCGTACTAGGTCAGCCTCATCGAAGTCACCGAATCTCATAGCTATGTAGTAACGCTTCAGTAACTTACTACGCTTGCTTCTAGCGGCATCTTCCATACCCTTAGCCGCAGAAGTTTCCCCTATCGCACGAGTATATTCGGTGGGTGGGAACCCTAATAGCTGAGTAATTATGTCGCCGCTGGTAAGGTCGTCATAGATAACGTCCCCACGCCGAGTAAGAATACCTTCATCTCTTGGGTATCGTATAAGAGCTTTATAGCCGTTACGTATAGCACCCGGCATCATGGACTCCATACCTCGCTCAATCTCACCGTCCATTATCTCATTGAACCCTTCTATTGCTCTGGAGGTTACGCTCCATGCAGGGCCACCGAAGTAGTGTCCAATTGTCTCTTCGGGAGATGGGTCACTGTTAAACTTGTCAGCCTCAACCAACAGGTCAGTTAATTTAACCCGTTGCGACACATCAAGCCCAGTAGCTTCAGATATAACGCCCTTGAACAACGCATCGTTATCTAGGTAGCTTCGTAGTGCCTCATCTGCGTCTTCTTCATACTCTTCTTGGAACATGTCGTAGAGCAGAGACACCGCACCGTATAGAGGTACGCCTTGTATTCCCGCAAAGAACACGGCTGACAGGTGTATACCCGCAAGCTGTTTGAATGCTTGGTTACGTAGCTCTCTACTTTCGGCGTTATCTCCGGGGAACATGTTATCCACAGCTTGCTTACCGGTCTTTAGCATTGTGTAGTACATCTGAATGCCGTAACCCTTGTACATAAGAGCTACTCGACCAAGACCTTCGCGTGCGTAACGTGGGCCAGTTTCTAGCGTAGCACCACCGTTAATCTGCTGTGTTCTGTGTAGGGCTGTTTCTGCCGCTTGTTGCTGCTGTAGTGCTGTAGGTTTGTTCTTACCCGCCAGCTTATTCAGTTCCAACTTGTACGCTGCGATCATGGTGACTTGGCGGTTCATAACTTCCGCGCTGTGGAACATTAACGCAGATAGGTTAGTAACTTTATCAAAATTTGTCAGCGCACGGCCTGAGTTATCTACGCTTAATGTCTCCGCTAAGAAGGAAGTGTTTAGCTCTCCGCGTTTAGCCGCAAGTTGCACCATAGGTAGTATCAGCTTTAACTCTTTCGCTTTTGCATCATCAAGGTTTAGATCAGTTCGTATTGAATACTGATAAACGTCTTCGCCGCCCTTACCTTCAACTTTCTTATAGGTAAAGTAATTGTCCAGTGAAGGTATGGTGTACTTGTCTGTTAGCTTCTCGGAGTGTACATCTTTACCGTACAGGTCTGACTTGGCATGGCGTACATTAGAACCAGTAAACAGCTTAGTTGAAGTACTTATAGCATCGAAGGTTTCTTTGTACCCGTACTCACCTGAAAGCATAGGGTACGCAAACAACGGTATCTGAGACAGGTTAACCAGTGCAGAGGAAGCGTTGAAGCCTATAGTCCATATAAACGCATTTCGGTTTGCAAACTGAGCTATCCCATCTGCTGGAGGGCTAACAGCAAACTGTGCGCGGTCTATCATTTCTTCTAAAACGGCTCTTGCACGGTCATTTTGTAGGTCGCTACGTAGGAACTCACCGTCTTTCACTACTTCTTTTTCGTCACCTTTCTTATCTTTTTCTACGGTAACTATTTTTTCTTTGGCGTAGAAACTTTCTTCCACGGCTTTAGCAAGTGCGTCTATCTTGTTACTACCACGTAGCCTAGCCGCCTGCCGAGCCATGTCGTATGCTTTACTTCTAGCAGCTTCAATGGCATCCGTGTCGTAACCCAAAGATTTCTTACGGCGAATCAGTGACTTGGAGAAAGCCGTCTCTGGCATTGCCTCAATGTATAGTTGTGCAATCTGTTCTTGCGTGGCTGCGGGTATGTTCTTGTCTTTTAATATACTTAATATTTGTCCCATGAACGCACTTGACGGTGCATCCTTCTGCATGGAATTTCTAAGTGTAGTAGGGTCATAGACTTCAGTTTTGTAACCCATACCCTCAAATTCTTTTTTGGCGAGGCCACGTTCTTTTAGAGACTCGTATGTAATATAGGCAGGGTTCTCTACGTCCTTTGGATTTCGTACAGCCAACCAGTATTTACCATTACGTGTTAGTGGGAAGTACGGCTCTACGTTCGATGCAGCCAGCATCCTAGCCAGCATTTGATTTTTAAGGCTAGTCTTTACACCTTCATCTACATTTAGGCCATCAATCCTACCTTCTAAAGAAGCAACCATGTCCTTAGAAATGTCTGCGTATATCTTGCGTAAGTTCTTATACGCTTGCCTACCGTCATTACCTAAAGTGCCGCTATTGTATTCCTTACGTAGCTCTTTATAGCGGTCTATCTTTAGTTGGCTAGTACCGTCTACAGTGTCTACAGTCTGCTTACCGTACTTCTTGGTGGCTTCGTCTAGGGTTAACTCTGGGTCTACTTCGTCGATGGTGCTGGAGTACACAAGGTTGTTAAACGCCTTCATTGTATTTTCAGACGCTGTAGTAGACCACCGCACGATAGGGTCTAACGCTTTCTTAACCATATCTTCAGACTTGGTTAGTAGGTCACGCTGCTCTTTAATAGCATTACCCAACTGGTTTGCGCCTTCAATGTTTAGCTTACCCGCAATGTCATCGAACACTGGTTGGTTGGGTAGTATGCCCAAGGTCTTACGCATAACACCTTTTAGGTAAGGATTCTGATCGGGAGTAAACACATCCATGAAGTCACGTATTATGGAAGTTCTACTCTGTTTTTCTGTTAGGTTTGACTTACTACCTTCAGCTAACCTCTTATTTACTTCCTTAACGCCATCGGCTGTGGAGTACGCAGGTACATTCGGTAGACCACGGTAGGCTACAGCAGGGGCTAAAATAACTTCTATAAGGCGGTTCGCTTCGGCCTGTGCTGAAGCACCACGAGTATCTATACCAACGAACCTAGCAACTATTTCTAGGAGTCTTCGCCACGAACTAAGTGGTTCGCCTTTTGCGTTAATCTTTGCTAGTTCACGTTGGAATTCTGGGTTACTAAATGCTTCAGCCACAAACTCGGCTAACCCTACAGTGTCTTTTCGTTTAGCGTTTGCAGCATCGGACAACTTAGGATCTGGCGTGTAAGAAATCTCACCGTAACTTTCAGATAATAGAGAGTCTGATGCTTTGTACAGCGCCATTAAATCCCTAGACGTTTTAGACTGTGGGTTGTTAACAACTTCGTTCAACGTGGCAGCGTGGGTCATCTCATGCAAAAACGTGTAAGCGTTAACACCACCATCTTGATTTAGCAGTATTGTGTTATCAGCACCTACAAACAATCCAGCGGGTAATTCGCCGTTTCTTTCTTTAGCGAATAGCTTACTTAGGCTTCTAGCTTGCCCAGCAGACATATTGGTCGGGTCGTTCTGAGTAGTATCTACAACTACTATCTTAGTAGTACCAACGTACTCTATTAACTTCTTAGCAACACGGCGTGCGCGTCTGTCAGGTGTTGTTTTACTTAACGCCTCTAACGCACCTTTAATATCTCCAGCGTTGAGTGCGTCTACTACCGAAGACTCTAGGGGAGTATCTATTGCTTCTATTACGTTATTAGACCCGAACAGACCGTAAGTTGGAGACGCATTCATCAGCGCAGCCATTTTAGGGTCAACAGCCATGTCGCTAACTTTCATTAGATACTTGTCTCTAGCACTCTCTTTTATCTCACCTCTAGTAGAGTTTTGCTCTATATCCGTAAACAACCGACTAGATTCCGCTAACGTCGGAATAACTTCGTCCCCAAACTCTTTAGCTTCAGCTACTTGGTCTTCGTGAAAAAGACGTATAGCTTCGGGCCTTTCGTTCTGCGGTATGCCTTCCTCTCGCTTACGAGACGCGGTGCGCGTACCGGGATCTCCTGACTCTAGTGTAAGTTCTTTCTCTAACGCGGCACGCTCCGCAGGCTCTAGCGCATTTATTCTTTTAGCTACGATGTTTTGTTGCTGCACCGATAGCTGCGGTACGCGCTTGTCTTCAAACCCTTTAAACACCTTATTACGTGCAGCTTTAGCACGTACGCTTTCTACCCCTTCCCCAAGCTCAGTCGCCATTACATCTATATCTGTATCGGCATCATCTAACGCAAACTCTTCTTGGCTCTTCTTAGCTGTTCGGGCTTGAGTTTCGGTGTTTATTAGTGGAGCAGACACTGCTCCTGCTCTAGTAGCAGTTCGTCCAGTGCCTCGTCCAACATTTCCCACTGTTCTTGTGACAGGTGTGAAAGGTTCCACGGTATCCTGACTGACTGCTCCGTCTCCCAAGCCTTGTAGATCAACGACATCGCTTGCTCTATCTCTTGCTGCGTCAGGTTTTCTTTGGGTTGTGGTAGGTAGAACACGTTGCTTGGTCGATACGCCATCAGGCTCTCCTTGCAGCAGATTGTCGATATTGGTTTGTAACGCTCTTGAGCCTCTATTTCTGCCGTATGTAACCAGCCGCTCTCGCACAGTTACAGGTAACGGGTTCCCAGTTCTAGGGGAAACAGCAGGGTCATCTAAAAGAGCGCCTTCTGGTATTTCTTGTCTTATAGGTGCGCTCGCTGGAACTGCTAAAGAGTCTAGCGTCTGAGATGTTACACGCAAAGGTTCAGTCGCCGGGACAACTTCGGGTTCTGTAGCGGCTTCTTCTGCTACAACAAGTTCAGCAGGAAACAAATCAGGCTGCGTTCGTTCGGCAACCGCGTCACGTTCTCTGGACAACCGCGCTTTAGCTTCGGGCATATCCCCCGTGACTACATCCCGCGCAGCTTGTTCAGCGTCTAATTGCTGTTGTCGTACTTCCGCTAATGTGTCAGTGCGTCTTCGTTGCTGTTCAGTAGCCGCTTCTCCCTCAGAGGTGACCGTAATCGGCTCACTTTCTGGCGAGGGTAAACCTTGTAACTGTGGGCCTGTATCCGGTAAGAACGTCTCTTGTACCTCTGTAGTAGGTCGAGCGGCAGCTTCTTGGGCCAATACTTCTTCAAGTGCAGTAAGTTCTGCGGGGGCTAAGGTTTGTGCTCTCTTTGCTATTGTTTGCTGTTGCTTGGTAGTTAATTCGTTTAACGGCTTGCTACGGGCAGATTCACTAAGCCCTTTAAACACCCGTTCACGTACTTCTGCTACGTCAACTTCTGGCGCGGCTTCAGCTTGAGGCACTGCATCTATCTCACCCTGCACTGGATCAAGCATAGAAGTTTGACTAGCAGATACTTCAGTAGCAGGAGCAACGCCACGAGCAGCGTCCACGAGAACCTTCTTCTCAGCCCTAGTTAGATCTTGACTTCTAAAAGCAAACTCTAGTTGTTGTTCTTCAGGTAGAGTAGCTACACCATCAAAGGAATCGGTATCCAAACCTTCAAATAACTTAGCCTTTATTACTTCTGCGTCTGCTTCTTCTACAGCTACTTCTTGTGGTTCTGGTGTACCAAGTCTTCTTTCTGCTTGTTCTTTCTCAAGGGCGAACATGTCTTCTGTGTCTACTTCTCCTTCTGGGAGCGCAGCACTGGCACGTTCACGAGCACCGACTTGAGCAGCTTCTTCTGCTTCTGTGTCTAGCTCACCGAAAGCAGATGGAGCATCTTTAGTCTCTGGTGCAGGGGTTTTTGGTTTTATGTCGCGTGCGCGTCTACCAAGGAACAGGTCAAGGACACCACCGGCTATACCACCGAATGTAGCGGCTTCTCCAGCACCAGCAAATATCTCGACAGCTTCGTTGTACTGCCGTTCGTTAAGATTCTGTAGGGCTTCGGAAGCTACTTCTTGCCCAGCTTCGTACCCACCAGTCAGTGCGGCGCTACGTACTTTCTCGCCAATCGTGTTTACTTGTTCTGGGCCTAGCTTGTCTACTAACTTAGATAGTATAGGTACGTCGATGCTCTTAACAAAACGTGCCATAGGTAGCACTTCAAGCAAACCAATTGGAGCACCACGTAAGGTAGCTGCGCTACGTACTTCTTCACTAACACCGGCTTCACGAGCACGTTCACTAGCTTCACCAGCAGCGGCACTTACACCTAATATACCGGCAGTACCTGTAGCAAGACCTGAAGCAAGGGCAGCGGAGGCACCCAAAGGAGCAGCGCCAACAGCAATACCAGCAGCGGGGAGAGCAATACCTGCGATAGAGCCGAACGCCGAACCTAGTCCGCTAGTAAACGACTCAGGATCACCACCTTCAGGAGAAAACGAGTCAGCTACAGACTTAATACGGTCACGTAACTGGGTTTCAGTTTCTTCTTCAGCTAACGCAGCAAGGCCAAGTGCAGCACTCTCACCTACACCTACGAAGCCCCTACCAAAACCTGTGGTAAAGTCTTCAAAGATGCCGGTTTCTTCTTGTGGGGGAGAATAAGCCGCCCTAGCCGCAGCATACTTAGCTTGTCCTTCAGCCTGTATTTGCCGTTGCCTTTCCAACATGCTTGAGCCTACTGGCTCTGGAGTAGCTCCACCCTCGAATTGTTGAACAACTCGACGCATACGATCAGCGGCTGCAAAGTCCCCTGCTGTTTCTGCGTTTATTATTGCACGTTTAGCTTCGGCTAATGTAGGCATTATTTACCCTTAGATATATTTATTAAAGTCTGCCGATGCTTCCAGCCTTTCTTGCTGTGTTTTTCTTTCGGTGGCACCTTGGCTTGCAAACTTATCCACTTGCTCTTGGTTAGCCTTTGCTACAGCGTAGCTTGGATGATTTTCGTAAGCTGCTGCTCGTTCGGACATTAAGGTTTGTAGGGCTGCTTCTGCACCTTCTTTGCCTTGGTCTACCTTTGACTGTGCTCTTGAAATTCTAGTTGCGTACTCTGCGTCTACAGAGTCTATGGCTACTTTTAATGCGGCAGAAGCAGCGGTTTGGTATTTACCTATAGTGCTTGCGTCTACAAAAGTACCCGTTATGACCTGCTCTCTCATTAGATCATTTCTAGCTTCTGCTAAGTTATTAGCACGCTCTTCCCTGATAGCTTTTTGTTCGTTTGCGCTTAGGGTCAGTAGTGAGTTCTGAGCACCTTGCTGGATAGTCAACATAGTCTTCATGGTGTTGTCGTAGCTAGTAGCAGCCTTACCACCTATGGTAGAACGAAGAGTCATAGCCTTATCTTCTATACCGTCGAGAGTGTCTTCGTAGGCCATACGGCGTGCGTTTTCTTCTCTTCGTAACTGACCACTACGAGCACCTACGCCAGTAATACCACCACGACCACCTGCCGTAAGTAAGTCTATCAAGTTATCCATACCGGAAGCAGTTGTTTCTTCGTATGCTCTTTCTCTACGCCCCTTACGATCTCCTAACGTAGCAATGCCTTCGGCTAAACCAAGATCGTCTTTGACAGCCTCTGATCTAGCTTTTGCTTGCGCTACAGGATCTAAGTTCGCAGATTTTTCTAGTGCAGCTTTAATACCCGCATCAGGATCTATTGCAGGTGCAGAAGGGGCGGGGGGTACTACTGTAGGGGGTTTGGCTGCGGCTACGGTTTCTTCAACTTCTTTAATCATTTCGGGAGTCATCATAGCTCCACCACCGGGTTTTGTTCGGGGGGCTAAAGCTCCACCACCGGGAGGTAACGGGGTTAGATCTTGTGGCTTACCTGTTATTAAATCTATTGGCGCTGCGTAAGGAGGTAAACTTGCTATGCCACCAGCAGAGGGGCCAGCAGAGGGGCCAGCAGAAGGGTCATCAGTGCTTGTATCAAATCCTTGGCTTCTACGGAACTCCGCAAGTCCTGCTCCACCATCTTTTACTTCCGGTAGCCCAACATCCCCTTTACGTTTTTGTATCCTCTCCATAATCTTACGCATTTGTTCTGCTTTCTTAGGATCTGCTGCGCTGGCTAATAAGAACTGGCCTAGTACATCTGCTTCTGCTTCTACCGCGCCTTCTTCTTCTGAGCCTTTTTTAAACGAAACAATACCACCACCAGCTAGATTAACTGGGCCAGCTTGACTGGCTACACCGCCACCGCCTTGTGGCATCTGTGGGCCTTGAGCCATCTGCTGATTGCGTGCCATTTGCTGCCCTGCTATGCCTGTACGCTCAACTACATCGCCTTCACTTGGATTTACACCTAAGTCTTTAGCGGCTTCTTGGCGATACTCACCCATGAGACCTTCTTCTAGTTGGTCTTTAACGGTTTGGGGGTTGCCTTGCTGCTGCATAGCCATATTGCGTTTTTGAGCGGCAAGATCTGACTGCAACGCCTGCATAGCCAGAAGGTCTATAAGTTCTTTTGACATGTTAGCACGCTTCTGTAGTCCTTCTGGATTACCTGCGTAAGCGTCTTTAGTGCGCTCAATTTGCTGGATTGGATTATTTAACATTTTTAATTACCTACCCTATACCCAAGGATCTTAGGAGCGCCAGTACGCCACCTGATGCACCTGATAATTCTTGGAAAGAACCGGGGGCAACATATGATTGTGTTCTAGCGGCTACTGGCAAGCCTTCAAGCATTGACTGCATAAACTGTAGCTGTTCGTAAGGATACTGCTGCTCTTGTTGATACTGTAAGTAGTCAGCGGTAATACCTTGTTGTGCTATATCTCGTTCAGCGGCACCAGCGGCACTCATATCTCTTAGCGCGGATAGGCCATAACGACGATCAGCTTCTGCCGCGTCAATTCTACGGCGTTCTTCTTCGTTGAACTGATTTCTACCATACTCATCGAACTGCATTTGGCGACGTTCTTCTTCATTAAACTGCCCCCTTCTTGCTTCATCGAAGGCAGCTAGGCGTTCAGCTTCGGTATTAAATTGTCCTCTACGAGCAGCTTCGTCAGTACGTAGGCCAGCTTGTTCTTTGTTAAACTGATCTAAGCCGACTTCAGCAATACGCTGGCGCATGTTTTGTTCAGTATTGAACTGTTGCTGTGCGGTATCAAAAGCACTAGCGTAGCCCTTACCAGTAATATCGGCAATCTGTTGCCCTGTATTACGTGCTCTTTCAGCATCCATAATAAATGAACGTGACCCACCAAAAGCCCCTGCTTGGGCGGCTCTACCAGCATCTTGCGACTGTGTGATTGCTTCTTGTCTACGGACTTCGGCTATCTGAGGGTTCAGTGCAGCCTGTAGATAAGGGTTCATGTACTGCTGTGCAGTATCCCCAGTAAAACTACCTGCTTGCATACCGGACATGTCAGCAGAACCAGCGGTAAACCTCGGTGAGTACCCTTGACCCGCTGCACTACCAAAACCAAAAGAACCCGGCCCAGCACCGAAACCGAAACTACCAATGCCGGTCTGTTGATTGGGATCTAGTGCGCCGTAACCGCCAAAGGCTTGATTCTGTAAGCCAGAGGCACCGGCAGTAAGTGGCCCACCATAAGCATTATAAGGTTTATCGGCTAAGGCTCTAGTTTTACCCAGCATATCGGATACATATTCACCCGCAAACTCTGATAAAACGCCTGACGTTCCTGCGGGTTGCCCTACAGTACTATTGGGATCGTTAACCCCTAAATCAGTTGCTGCCATAACTTACCCCTTACCTTGCATCAAAGATGCTAAAACTTTGTCAGCCTTAATGTTCTTTTGTTGTTTCTCAGTGCCAGTGCCTTGCTTACGTACCATAGCCATAAACTCATCTAGGGCTTTTGCACCTGCGTCAGAGTTACCGTTACCTAAAAGAGATACTAGGTCAGCAGGTAACACGTATTCACCGTGGCTAAGTCTAGCTTCTTGTACGCCGTCAATGCTACCGGGAACTTCATCAGCTTGCCCGTCAGAGTCACCGTTAAGGTAGCCGCCTATATTAAACCCTTGTGCTTGAGCTTTTGCTTTGGCTTGAGCTTCTGCAACGGACATAGGCTCTTGGTTCTCAGGTGCTTTGGCGTATATAACGTCTGACATGTAGCGTCTTCCACCACTGCCGGGACGACGACCTGAATCATCTCTACCTTTAACAACTTCTTGGATGGCTTGATACTTGGGTATTTCACCTTGGTAGCCCACATCGGGTACATCAGGATTGAAGAAACCACGGTCTTTACCGTAGCTGGCTAAACCTAAGCCTAGCAATGCTTGTAGAGGGTCAACTTTAGATTTATCTCCACCACCACCAACACCAAAAGCACCTAATAGTCTTTGGAACGCATTCTTGTCGTCTTTTTTGGATGTGTTGGAAAATAGATCATTATAATAATCTATGTTAAACCCGTCGTCGTCGAAACCGCTGCCAGAGTATTTTGATATATCTCCGCTAGCTAGATCATTAAGAAAATCAATGTTAAACCCTTCATCGTTAAATCCGCTGCCAAAATCATAAAACTCATTATTGGGGTCATAATTGCCCATGTCATAGTTTGTGTTAAACCCGTCACTATCAAAGCTACTATCGGGAGCGCCTACGCTGATACTTTGCAGGTATTTAGAAACGTCAAAATCGTCAGCCATTATCTACTCCCAACTATCCGCAGTAACTCGTTAAGCGTACTGTCAGATGTTTGTTTTGGTTGGTGGATCGTGTCAAATAGATCCCCATAAGAACTTTGTATCATACCACCAGATGCAACATTTACTACAGGATTGTTGCCCGTAAGACTAGCTAAGAAGTTAGCTACATCGTCTTTCTGCCCCTCTTCTTCCTTTGCTAACTTAAATAGAGGAGAAGCCTCTTCAGTTATAGTTCCCGGCGTACCACCCCGTACACCAGCACCGCCCATACCTGCACCTGCGCCGCCAGCACCGCCCATAAGAAGGGCTATAACATCGCCTATACCTAAACCTGTAGCCTTAACAACGTCTTTAACTACGTCTGAAACGCCTTCTCTGACAGGTTTTGTTGTATCATCTATAGCCTTACCTACTTCACGTACAGGCTGTATCAGGGTGTCATCTACGGCTTTGCCTACTTCACGTACAGGCTGTATCAGGGTGTCATCTACGGCACTACCAGCGGCTTCAACAGTCTCTTTGACAGGCTCAAATACTTTATCGTCTACTTTCTTACCTACAGCCCTAGCTGCGTCAACGACGGGTTTAGTAGCGTCTTTGACAGGCTCGAAGATAGTATCGTCAAACATCTTACCCGTATACGTTATGGCATCGCCAATTCGTTTAATGAATTCAGGGGTTTTCATGTCATTAGGTGCTAATGCGCCACCTTCTTTAATATACTCTCCAAGACCCCTAACCAACGCCTTGTCAAAATCGGTGCCTTTAGCTAACTCTAATTGAGTTTTAACAAGCCCAGACGTTAAGTCATCTTGGTTAATGTTAAAGTCTTTAAGGAACTCTTTGTCTAAACCTACTTTGTTTAATGCCGTAGTGGTAAATTTATCTCCGAACTTACCAATTACTGCTCCAGCTACATCACCTTGTACGGCTCTACTGATAAACGTACCTGTACTTACAACGTCATTAAATGTTTTGGCTGTATTCGCAGCGTTCGTAGCGGCTGATGCGAGGCGTGTAACTTCGTTTGCGCTACCCTGTCCTAACATAGCGGCTGTTTCGGCTGCTTTTACTTGTTCTCCCAAACTAGCGGCATTAGCACTTAACCCTTTGGCGTACCCTCCTGCACCGGACAAGGCAAATGCTTTGAGGATGTCATTTGTATCCCCACCAGTAGCAGCGGTTATAGCAGCGGAAGTAGTACCAGCAGCAAGTGCAGAGCCTAAAGCACCGGGTACAGCAGTAGCCCCAAGACTAGCGGCAACAGCACTAGGAGCAAGAGCAGATAGACCTGTAGCGGCGGTGCCAGCAGTAGTACTCGCGGCAGCGGTTCCCCCAAACATACCGGAGCCACCTAAAATAGCACCTCCGTATAAAGAGGCCGCGATCATAGCCGCTGCTTTCAAAGCGTCTTTTACTGAGCTATCTTTAACTTCTTTGGTGCGAATCTCAGAGAAAGACATTGGGTCGTATAAATACGTAGAGCCATCTTTTGTTTGGCGTACAGGAGATACATCGTACTTTGCGTATAGTGACTGAAGCATCGGGTCACGTTTGTACGATTCTAGTAAAGCATCTTGGTAATCTAACCCTTCAGTTGCCTGTAGGTAGGGTATTTGCTCTTTTAATATGGGCTTAACTAATGATTGAAACTCAGATATTTCTTCTGATGTTGCATTAGAGTGGGTTTCAAAATTACCCCCAAAACTCCCAACGTTTACTTTTTCTTCTGTGGGGGTAATGTCGTAACCATAGTGGTCGCTAAGAACTGCGGATGTATCTTTTGCGCCACCTACTCCAGCGATACTACCATACGCATTTCTTGTATCTTCTGCTTTAGCAGGCTGTTTAAAACCTTTTAAGTACTCAGGTACATTGCTTACGTATGAGCGGTATTCTCCATCTCCAAGATTACGTGTTGGGCTGTAATCTACTTGGCCTCCACCAACACCACCTTCACCGCCAATTATGTCTATTGTATTTAACCCCGGAATAGACCCAAAAGCCTTTTCGTAAGCACTGTCGTAGTAGTCGTCTACTTCATCTACATCATCAATTTTAAAGTAGTCGGCACCACCAGAAACTATTTTGTCACGGTAGTCTTGTAGCCCAGAGAAATTAGAATCTGAACTTAGGAACGGGTTTGCAGCAGGTTTTGCAGCAGGTTTTGCAGCAGGTTTTGGAGCTACGTAGTCTATTCCAGCACCGGGTACACGAGCATCGGTTATAGCAGGCTTAGGTGCTACAGGAACTATGGGTGCAGGCTTGGGTGCTACAGCTTTAACTGGTGCAGGCTTGGGTGCTACAGGAGTGGCATACGGCACAGGTGTAGTTTTAGGCCCAAAACTAGGTGTAGATGGCCCTCCTCGGTACGGGGTAGGCGTAGGTCTAGGGGCTACAGCTTTAGTAGGTGTAGTCGTAGGGGAAGCTACGCTACCAATTCCAGACTGGTACTGCGCTATACGTCTTTGTAATTCAGCTTGGTCTAATCCACCAAATAGACTTCCTAGCCCTATGTTTCCTATATTCACTACGACACCTCTAATACACTGGCGACCACATGAAGCCTATTAGCAGTTGCTGCGGTTACTTTAATTATTTCCGATTCTTCCAGCACTATAGGAGAAGTAAGTAACTCCACAGTACCATTAGCGCCTACTGCACTAACCTTAAATAAACTAAACACGGCAGCGGCGGCGTTGGTCAACGTCACTGTTATAGTATCAGCGTTACCTGAATCTTCGGACACAAGTAGTGACTTTATAATAGCTGTTTTAGCTGAAGGACATGTATACAGCGTGGTAGCGTTGGTAGTGGTTAAATCCACTTTTGCATTTTTATATTCGTTAGCCAAGGAACCATACCTGCGCTTGAGTTTCTGGGGATACCGCTGCTTTTCTTAGCCCGTCATCTAATTGATTAAAGTATATACGCAGTACGTTATTAAACTGCTCAAAAGACTGCGAATCATATTCTTTTGGTGGATCAGGCAGTCTAGGGGAAACAAAGTTTATGTCTTCTGCCATTACCGTCTACCATCTGGGCGTATGTCTAAACGGGGTGCGCCTAGCTGCCAAGTAACCCCAACATCTCCAGACTCTATCTTTATGGATAACTGCCTACCACGTACTCTGGTGTAGACCTGATCTGTAAACGCCTCAACAGGAACTATGGCACTGCGTGTAACTGCGGCACTATTAGACCCACCTTCAGACAGAGGTGAGTTAAACCCAGATCCAGATGACTGTAGAGGTAGTAGCTCCATAGTCAGGCTAGGGCTTTCCGCAGTAGATCCGTCAAATGTAACGTCTGGCAGTATTCGACGTATGAACGAGAAGCTGTTCCCGTCCTGTATATCAAACTGTGCTGACGTTATAAACGAGGATATGGCGGTGTTAGTGCCTGTTACGTTATCGTCAACACCGTTTTCGTGCGTAACTAGATTATTACTGTACGTAGCAGCAACAGGATGAGCACGAGTGCCAGAATCTAGCCAAGCACTGCGTGCGAGCGTGCCGTTGTACCATACGTCCAATACGTGGTTATAGACTACATACTTGTCTATTGTGGTTGAGTCAGCGGAGCAGTAGAACCACCAAACCTCGTCGAACCCCTCGTTAGTACCAGCAAACACTTGATCTACCTGATCGAAGTTAAAGTCATTAAACACAAACCGTTTTAAGTCACAGCGTAAGTTCTTAACCCTACCATCGTACATATAGAAAGAATCACGACCCATCCAGTAAGCTACACCGTCTGAATAGGCGGCTGAGTTCTGAGAAGCAATAGATATGTTTTCACCGAGTAATTGAGAACCCCAAACTAAAGCACCGCCTAGATACTGTAGCGCGTACATAGCAGCGTCAGTCCATACCAAAACTTCTTGACGGGACTGTAAAGCAGTTACTATCTGAGAGCCTTTGGACAGCTTTATGTCACCTGCTTGGTTAGTTGCACCGGGAGTCCACTGAGCCGCGTTTGCTTGGTCTGACCACCTAATAAGTAAAGGGTCTTGTACGGCACTGCCGATTGTATTGGCACCAAAGCAGAAAACGAACTGACTTATATCTGATACAAGAATAAAGTTTTGTACTGTAGGTGTATTAGACGCGCCACTAATTGCGGATAGTGCTACCGCACGCCCGTTAAGCCCGTCTGCGTTAGAAGCATCCCAGTAGTAAACTGCTCCATTGCGAGGGCCGAATATAAGGTCTTCACCAAAATTAGATTGGCTCCATATACGTAGGGAGTCTGTAGCTGTTTCTATTCCGTTACCCCAAGTACCTTGGTTCCACCCACCTGCACCCCAACCTACTAGCGGAACTTCTATTTCTGGGCCGACGTTTATCTGGTACTTAGCTGTTACCGAACCCCCACCTGTAGCAGAAGAACTAGCGGCTGTAGCAGATTCTATGGTGTAAGTATTACCTGTAAGATAAGTTATCTGGAACTCACCGTTTAAGGTTAGTCCACCTACAGCAGATGCTCCGCTAAATGTAACGAAATCACCGTTAATATACCCACCATTAGCATCGGTTACAGTAACTGTAGTAGATCCACTGGTAGTAGCAAACGGGTTGGTTAGAGACACACCTGACGGAGTGCGTTCTGGAGTTACGTCGTAGTACAGCCCACCTTTTTCTAAATAGAACTTTAGGTTCGTGCCTACACCTAACAACTTTTGATTAGACAGCGTAACCCAACTGTGTAAAGACCTACACAAACCAAGAAACGTGTAACTAGACAGCGGTTGCCACCCACCTATTTTTTCTGGTAGTCCACCACGAAATCTGACTTTATCGCAGTCAAACCAGCCCTCTTCTGCCGCATACCTTGTAGTTTCGCGGTTTACTCCGGGTTTAAATAATAGCTTCTGTAAAGGCATTACGGGTACTCACCTGTGCGGATCATCTCAGTTACCTCTAAGGCACGGTTGCCCACTTGTGTAGCCCATTTGCTGTCCATAAACTCATCGGCAGCAACATCAAACTGTTCGCGGGACATAGCTTCAACAGCTTTTACAAACCCACGTAATCGAGTCTGGCCCAGATTAAACGATATATCAATCATAGCGTCTTGACGCGCTTCGTTCATTGCGGGGAACCAGAAGTATGAATCGGTAAGCTCTTCTCGCACGCGCTTGATGTCGTTTGCTAGTAGGTAGTCAATCTCATCATCAGATAGGCCAAGGCCAGATTCACTAATGTTTCTGCCTACTGCAATTGTTTCATAACCAGCCGAGCACATATAAACCTTAGATCGCACACCTTCGTGGCGTTTAAGCATACTGATTAAATCGCTCATTACTTCTCCCTAGCTACGGAGTTAACCTTCTCGTAGCTTCTCATCGCGCCCAGACCGAGCATTCCCATCATAACCGGAACTAACAGTGTTGTATCTATTTCGGGTAGGTCTACCCAGATGCCAAGAATGTTGGCGATAATCGTATTGTAGAGTAAGCCCAGCGAACACACCCACCCGATACTCGGTCGCCAGCCAGCAACAAATAACGACTTATGTGCAGCTTCGGTCTTGTTTACGTCTAGCTGGCCCTTCATAAGCTCTTGGGCATGTCGTTCTGACATTGTAGCAATTTCATGGGCCAAGGCGTTTTTCTGATCCTTGTCCTCAATGAACTTATCAAGTAGCCCTGTAACCGGCCCTACTAATGATGCGACGATGCTCATAATTTAATACCAAAGCTTTGTGTTTTTAGAAACTGACTTAGGAACGCAGTATGCTGAGATTCCTTTCTGCGATCCCCGTTTTTGCTGGGGCGAGGTCGCTCCGCTTTCGACATAATAGGCAGCACGATTGCAGGTTAGGGCATTTGCAAACAACCAGTTTGATGAGTTAGGTAATGTCTCCCCATCCACAACAACAATCAAAAGAAATGCCAGTATCATCTGTTAGTCAACCACGCTAATAACCCGCCTACAGCAGCGGGTACTAAAACAACAACCAGCAAGATAAGCATCCCAATCTGGCGCATATCTTTCCAGAACTTTTTATTCTTTGCCGTAGCCCTAGCTAACTCTTCTTGCTTTGCCTTTCGAGCATTAGCCATTTCCTGCATACACTGCTGATACAAATGACCATTGCCGCTCATAACAAACAGGTCTTTCACCTCCTGCATTGTCTCTGCAATTTGCTTACGCGCCAGCGCAGCCTTAACAGCGTCAGCTTCTGACAAACCGCCAGCGTTCTGAGCCTTAGCCAGTTCTACTTCAGCCCCACCCAGCTTGCTGAGAAAGGTTCCTATGGTGCTTAAATCATCCGCTGTACTTGCTGCTTTTTTGATTGCGTTTGAAGCCATATTGACCCCAGCGACAATCGCGGAGATTTCTGCAATCATGTTCTACCTCATAGACATTAATATCGGTATTGCGACAGCTATGAATACGGCGGCATACACACCCCAGATCATATTTTCTAACCTGTCAAATCTACGCGATCCATCTTTCAACCGTTCTTCAATTCTTTCGTACCTCAAAGCGCATTCACGCTCATGGGTATTTATTTCTTGTAAAGCCTTGTCGCCCTTGTCCAAACCGTACTCCTCTGACAA